AAAAGACGACAGTTTTGATGATGAGAGATTCTGCCGTGTCAGAGTTGCAGCAATGCACACTGGCATCAACAGAAACAAATCTCGATTTTCAAAAAAGACTGTCGAAAAAGCTAAGGATACTTTTAAAAATATCCCAGTATTAGCTGACATCATAAAGACGACTGATGAAGACGGCAATGTAACATACGATTACCAGACTCATGGAATGCATGAAGAAGATGACGCTTTCCACGAGGGCGAAAAGCGAATCATCTACGACGAGAAAATTGTTGGTGTCGTTCCAGAAACCAATAACTTTGAACTGGTGTACGATGATGAGACAAAGAACTGGTATGCATATGTAGATGCATTCTTATATCGCGACTATGGCAATTATGCCTGTGATATTCTCGAAAAACGCGGCAATAGAACGGATGTTTCAATGGAAATTGGCTGCGACGACATTAGTTATTCCACAAAGGACAACTGTATTGATGTTGGCAAAATGACCGCTGGTGCTATCACTCTTCTGGGAGAAAATGTAGCTCCTGGTATGGTAAAGGCACATGCGGAAGTATTTGACTCAAATGAGTCGAAACAAAATGAATTATTAAAGGTAATGCAAGATTTGAAGGAGTCATTAGATCGCTTCACTTTTGCACATGACCATAAAGATGATGAGAGAAAGGAGGAATCCACATTGGATCAGGAAAAGACAAAGCTTGAGGAAGAGACTCAGGAAACCGTTGAGGCAACTGAAGAACAAACTGAGGAGACAACTGAGACTACTGAAACCGAGCAGACCGAACAGACTGATGCTCAGGAAACTACCGAAGTTGAAGAACAGGCTGAAGAAGCTACTACTGAAGAAGAACAGTTCTCTGCCCCAAGAGAATTTGATGAGAATGGAAACATGACTATTAAATACTCTATTTCTCACGAAGATATTCGAACTGCACTGTATGGATTAATCGAACAGTTTGAAGAACTAGACAATGACTACTACTGTATCAATACCGTATATGATGATAAGTTCGTAATGCAGGGTTGGATGACTGGCAATTTATATGGATGTAAGTATACAAAGGATGGCGACAATGTTGCGCTTGACGGTGAAAGATACCGTTTATATGCGGAATACGTCACTGAGACTGAAAAGGCAGAGCTTGAATCCATGAGAGCAAACTACTCTTCTATTCAGGAAAAACTCGCAACCTACGAAACTGCTGAGAATGCGACTAAGGTTAAGGAGCTGTTAGGATCTAAAGATTATGTTGGCATTTCTAACACTGAGGAATTTGCAAAGATTAAGAAAGATTCCGAAAATGCTAGGTTTGAGGATGTTAAACAGAAGTGTGACGAACTACTTTTAACTTACGCAAAGGCTGGAAAGTTATCTTTTGCGGCAGGTTCAGAACCGCCAAAGAAGACTACTCCAAAGACCCCGCTTCCGAGTAAAACAAACAGAAGAAAGGGTCGTTATGGATCACTCTTCTCCTAAAAAAATAATATCAAAAATCTTTGAGAGCGCCATTTGGCGTTCTTTTTTATTACAGAAAGGAGCTATTTAAGATGGCTATTAAATACGAAATTGAGAAGCACGCTGTTGCTTTTCCATCTAAGTTACTTGCCCAGAATGGTGGCAAGCATATCTACAATGTGGAACTTACCACTGCTGCCGATAACGGAAATCTGATTGCTAGAGGCGATTGGGTTTCACTGGATCTTTATAAGGAAGCAGCTGTAACTACATTTGAAGGAATTGTTCAGGAACAGGCTGCAAACGGCAACTGGTACGTAGAGGTAACTAATCCAGGCGATGCACTGTTTGTTTACCAGCAGCCAGTAATCGCTGAGGAGTGGACTAATACCTTTAAGAAAACATCTAATTTCTACAACGAGGCAGGAGATCGTGTAAGATCTTACGAACTTGCTATTGGCGACATCTTTGAAGTATCTGCTGAGGGATTCAGTAAGACCCCTACTAAGGGTGCAAAGATTCAGTCCGTTGCTGAAAAAAAGATGGTACTGAGCTAATCGAGGAGGATAAAAATAATGAGAATTTCAAACCACGTACAGATGGTGTTCGATCAGATGAATATTCAGCCAGATGATTTTAAGAATCTGCTATTTGATCTTGGAACACGTAAAGAAATTTATGATGCAGAAACTGATCGCATTATTTCTAAGGCAGAAGCAGACGAGAAGGTTCTGACATTCGTACATAATGTTTTAGGAATCGATAAGAATTCCACAAAAAAGCAGATTCGAAGAGCTAAGAAGGCGCATCTAAAGGAACTTTACGAAGTCCTTGAAGATGTTATTGATTTTAAAACAGACACCGGCTTCCATGAGTCTGAGTTCTTTAATGAGCTTGTAGAAATGAGAAACTTATCCAGAGGTGATTCTCAGGAATTTTGGAGCGATAATGATGTTATTCTGTCCATTTCTAAAGTATCTGGCGATCATCATGACTTTATCCTTCAGACTCTGGGTGAAGGCGAATCATACACGGTAGGAACATCTGTTTATGGAGCAGCTTGCGGCTCAGATATCGATCTTTATCTCATGGGTCGTCGCGACTGGGCAACTTTAACAGATAAGATTGCTGAAGCATTTGTAATTCAGATTCAGAATGAGATATATGCTGAGGTTATGAATGCCGGTGAGAAACTTCCAGTAAAAAGTCAGTTCAACAAGACTATGGCCATCGAAAAGGCTAATAAGGATACTTTTGATACTCTGATCGAAGACGTATCCATGGCTAACGGGAATGCTGAAGTATACATTATGGGTACCCGTACCGCTCTCAAGAAGTTGACTGCATTTGCTGATATCGACTGGATTTCTGAGGATCAGAAGAAAGAGGTTGCTTCTATGGGTCGCCTTGGCTCCTATGAAGGAACTACTCTTATTGAGATTCCGCAGAGATTTGCAAACAATGATGTAACTAAGAAGCTTGTTGACTCAAAGAAACTGCTCATCATGGCAAAGACTGAGGACAAGTTTGTTAAGTTTGTTGATGTTGGTGACACTGAGATCCTTGAAATTACAGAAAAGGGTGCTCGTATGGATGATACCATGAAGTACGAGGTTCAGCGTGAAATGGGTATCTACACTCAGATTAGCAGATATTTTGGCGTTTGGAATATCGCCTGACGAACTAGGAGGATTAAAAGGATGGCAACAACAGGAAATAAAACCGCTCAAAAGAGCGTTACTAAGGCAGAGCAGGTTCAGAAGTCTGAGCCTGTTTCTGTGTCTATGAAAAAAAAGAAATGGAATCCATCAGATCCAGTAAACTGTGTCTCTATCACAGCTGGTGAGCTTGGAATGATTGGTATTAAAAGTGGCATCAATTATCGCTGGGCTGAACGCGGTGATGTGACTGAGGTTGAATATCAGGATGTTATTGCGGCAATCCGCTCTAGCACAACTTTTGTTGTGAAACCTTACTTCATTATTCAGGAGCCAGATATTGTGGACGAGTTTCCGCAGATTAAGAAGATCTATGACAAGATGTACACCAAAGGAGACTTAGAAGACATCTTCAGACTTCCTGCTGGTGAAATGAAAAAGGCAATTCTTGAACTGCCAGAAGGGGCAAAAGAAACTATTAAGCATATTGCTGCGACTAAGCTGAGCAATGGTACTTTGGACAGTATTAAAAAGATTCGCGTCATTGACGAGATCTTTAATACCGAGCTTCTGAGTCTGACCAATCTGTGATAAGGAGGTTAGACTATGAAGATTTCTTATCAAGACATATATTCAAGATTTCTTCAGAAGATAGATGACTGTGAATTAGCTCAATTGCCGCAGGTGGATGTTTATGAGATGATGTGTGGATGGATGCATTCTGCACTCTCTCGCCCCTACACTCGCACGGTTTTCTCAAAACTAAAATTCTATGATGAAATCATGGTGCTGGAATGCTCTTTGGCTAACCCAGTAGATGATGATGCTGACATTGAATTTATCTTAGAATTGACAGCGATGGGAATGACCGTTGAATGGTTGGAGCCGCGAGTGAAATCCGTAAAAAATGTTGTACAGATGTTTGGCGGCAAGGAACAGAAATTCTATTCTCAGGCAGCACATTTAACTGAACTAGAAACTATGCTTAATGATTCGCGTGTTGAACTTCGCAAAATGGTTAGAGATTATGGATATATCCATAATTCGTATATTGAGAGGGAATAACTATGAAATACAAATATGGTGAATTTTCTCCTAATCAATTTGAGGAGTACAAAAAAAGAATCCGTAAGGATATCTTCTTTCTATTATTGAGTGCCGACAAAAAGGCTAATCCAGTTGAATCCGTGGATATTGTTTCTGCAATTGAGAACCTAGAGTATCAAATTGACGGGCTAAACCAGATTCTCTGCTATCGCCCAGAAGTAGTTAAGATTTTTACCTTACTGGAAGAAGCAAAATCTATCTATGAGAATGTTCCGTTTAACTTCCCTGCTTACCGCAAATTGATACTGGATGCTGGAGCTGAAGTTCTCAAGATCAAGGAGGCATAGTATGAACCTCGAATCATATAGACGGATAGCTGGATATAGTGGTAGCACTTTGGGCGAAGTTAGAAAGAATCAGGCTGATATGTTAATGGAAGCGACATGGGATGGGGATATCCAGTCGAGGACGTGTTACATCTATGACTACTACCACGACGATGAACCTGAGAAAAGCTACAAACTGTCGCCACAGAGAAGCAGAACAAAAGTTGCGATACCTGCGAAATACATCATCAATGCATATAATTCGGACGGGAAAGACCAAGTAACATATCATATCCAATTCAAACCAAGTCAGCAAAATCCCCTTGATTATTTTAAAGGCGAATACGAATTGAAGTACGGTTGTGAATTTCCAATCGGACTTTATATTGATATTCCTGATAATAAAGGAATCTATCGAAAATGGTTAATTATGCAGGCTGCGAATACTTTTGATCCGCAGTTTCAGACATGGGCAATCTTGCCATGCAATTACAGATATAGTTGGATATGGAAAGAAAAGAAACATAGAATGTGGGGCGTATCCAGAAGTCAATCGTCCTATAACTCAGGATTGTGGAGAGACTATCGAGTGGAAAGAACAGAGAATCAGCAAAAGTTCGTTCTACCATACAACCCAGAATCTATGTCACTTTTTTATAACCAGAGAATGATTGTGTCTGCCCCAGTAGATGAGGGCTTTGAACCAATTGTTTGGCGAATATCAAAGATTGAAACAACCGATCCTATTGGAATCCAGCGAGTAACACTATATCAGGATTCGTATAATCAGAACACAGATTACATAGAGCGCGACGCTTCCGGCAAAGTGATCGCAATGTGGGCGGATTACCACGCTTCGAGGGTAGAACCTAAAGATAATGAGAAATCACCAGATCGTGTAACCTCAGAAATTCAGTTTAATGGACTTAGCCGACAGATTAAAGTTGGTGGAAGTCCAAGGACTTTTACTGTGGTATTTTACGATTCTGATGGAAACAGGATTTCAAGCCCACCAACGAATTCGTGGGAATTTTTATTGGACGGTCGGTTAATCGCTGATAATGAGCTGAACAACTATTTAACGGTTGAATCTTTCACTGCGGATCAGCTGCGGATCAAATTTATTGGTAATGATGATTAC